ACAACAATTTGATTTAAATGAACACACACAAGATTTAGAACGTAGTACGCTTAGGATTATAGCTAATGAATTAAAAAGATATAAGAAAGATTATAACTTAATAGATTTTAATGACATGATTTTAGAATTTACCAAAGCAGATAAATCACCAAAGTTTGATGTAGTATTCATAGACGAGGCACAAGATCTATCATTAATGCAATGGGATATGGCAAAAACTATTTGGAATAAGACTCAAGATTCTTTTATTGCAGGTGACGATGATCAAGCTATTTATAAATGGGCAGGAGCTGATGTAGATTCTTTTATAGCTTTAAAAGGACAATACTTACCATTAACACAATCCTATCGGATACCAGCTAAAGTTCACGGTGTAGCGATGGGTATTATTAATAGAATAAGAAACAGAATAGATAAAAGTTGGAAACCAAAAGTTAATCAAGGAAGTTTACATCGACATTTTAGCGCTGACACAATTGATATGTCTTCTGGAGAATGGCTTATACTAGCTAGAACTAAATACTTATTAAGGGAGATTGAAGAATCTTTATATCAAAGAGGACTTTATTATTCTTCTAAATACAGAAGAGGAACAGAGAAAGATCTTCATGAAGCAGCCACGGCTTGGGAAAATGCACGTAAGGGACAACTTGTATCTTATAAACAAATAGAATGTATTTCAAAATACATGACTCCTAAGAATTGGGATAAGAATAAAATAAAAGGGATGGTGAAAGATGCTTTTTATGGCATTGATAAATTAAATAACGATTATGGATTAAAAGTAAAAACAGTTTGGTATGAAGCATTTGATGATGCAGGACAAACTAATGTAGACTATTTAAGAAAGATGAGAGCAAATGGAGAAAAGTTAAATGAGAAACCACGAATAGAATTGTCAACAATTCACGGAGCTAAAGGTGGTGAATCACAGAATGTTGTGTTATTAACAGACTTAACACAAAATACAATGAAAGGTTATGAAAGAGATCCAGACGATGAAAACAGACTGTTCTATGTGGGTGCAACTAGAACAAAAGAAAACTTGCACATAATTGAACCAAAACGATACGAGAAAGGGTATTTAATATAATATGAGTAAAGCATACAAAAAGCAAATAGGTGGATCCCACTATCAATCAATGGTCATTCAGCCTAGTGAATTCATAAATAAAAACAACATACCGTTCGCGGAAGGGAACGCTATTAAATATTTGTGTAGACACAAGCAGAAAAATAAAAAGGAAGATCTATTAAAAGCTATTCACTATTGTGAAATGGCGATAGAGAGAGATTATCCACAGCCCCAAACAAAGATAAAAGAAACAGAAAAATGGACCGAGGGCTATAAAAAATGGAAGGAAGAAAATGCAGATACCACTATTTAAAGCACAAACAGAATGGTTACCACCAGAAGAATTTCCAGATCTATCTAAATATGATGAGATCGCAATTGACTTAGAAACAAAAGACCCAGATCTTATGAAAATGGGATCAGGCAACGTTATAGGTAAAGGAGATGTTACTGGTGTTGCAGTAGCTGTATCGGGTTGGTCTGGTTATTATCCTATTGCTCATGAAGGCGGTGGTAATATGGATCGTAAGAAGGTCCTAGGGTGGTTTCAAGATGTACTTAAAACACCCTCATTAAAAATATTCCACAACGCCATGTATGACGTATGTTGGATTAAGTCTTTAGGTTTAAGTATTAACGGTAAAATTGTAGACACGATGATTGCATCGGCCCTAGTTGATGAGAATCAAATGCGTTATGACTTAAACAACTGTTCAAAAAGATACACGGGTATGTCCAAAAATGAAAGCGCTTTATATCAAGCAGCGAAGGATTGGGGGGTTGACCCCAAGGCAGAAATGTATAAACTACCTGCCATTTATGTTGGC